CCAGCGTGCGTTCTGATCTATATTTTTTGGCAGGATGAATGAATTGTCTTTGACGGCCCGGGCGCCTTGCCTCGGGCCGTTTTCATTTGGGTCACGCATCGGAAGGGAGCTGGTCGTAGGGGAATGTCATTCTTTTTTCCCAACGGAGATCACACGCCGGTCGATCTGACGGCGGCAACAGAAACACTCTATCAGGAAGCGGCGGAGGAGCTGATCCGGGCCATTATGGCGGTCCGAAGCAGCCCTGCGGATCAAACCCCGGCGGCCAAGGCGGCCGTGAAGGGTCTGAAAGAAGCATTCCAGATGGTCATGGAAGAAAGGAACAGAGTTGAGAAACTCCGCAAGCATGTTGCCGGGGCTGTCGGAACCGGAACGCTCGATCTATCAGCCGCGCGAGATGAAATCGGGCGCCGCCTGGCTTTGCTCCGCGACGCAGACCGACATTGATGGCTTTCTGGATGGCCTCAGCGAAAACGCCCTGATGGCGCTGCCATGGGTGTTTGAATTCTGGGCCCTGCCGCATCAATTGCCGCCCGAGGGTGCCTGGCGCACCTGGGTGATCATGGGCGGGCGCGGGGCGGGCAAGACCCGTGCCGGGGCGGAATGGGTGCGGTCGCAAGTCGAGGGTGCAGGGCCGCTGGATGCGGGGCGGTGCAAGCGGCTGGCGCTGGTGGGCGAGACGCTGGATCAGGTGCGCGAAGTCATGGTTTTTGGCGATAGCGGTATTTTGGCGGTGACCCCGCCCGACCGCAAACCGGTTTGGGAGGCGAGCCGGCGGCGGCTCGTCTGGCCCAATGGCGCGATTGCGCAGGTGTTTTCGGCGTATGACCCCAGCAGTTTGCGCGGGCCACAGTTTGATGGGGCTTGGGTTGATGAGCTTGCCAAGTGGACCAAGGCCGAGGAGGCTTGGGACATGCTGCAATTTGCGCTGCGTCTGGGCGATAACCCCCGGCAAGTGGTGACGACGACGCCGCAGAATATCTCTGTCCTGAAATCGATCATGAAGAACCCTTCGACGGTTGCGACACATGCGCCAACCGATGCGAACCGGGCCTATCTGGCTGCCTCGTTCCTGGAGGAGGTCGAGCGGCGCTATGGCGGCTCGCGGCTGGGCAAGCAGGAGCTGGAGGGGCTGCTGATCGAGGATATGGAAGGCGCGCTTTGGACCCATGAGATTTTGGAGCGGTGCCGGGCCGATGGCTTGCCCGAGTTCAACCGCGTTGTCGTGGCGGTGGACCCGCCGGTCAGCGGCAAGAGCAGCAGCGATGAATGCGGGATTTTGGTGGTGGGGGCGGTGACCGAGGGGCCGCCGCAAAACTGGCGGGCCTATGTAATCGAGGATGCAACGGTGCAGGGTGTCAGCCCGGATGGCTGGGCGCGGGCGGCGCTGGCGGCGATGGCGCGGCACAAGGGCGATCGGCTGGTGGCCGAAGTCAATCAGGGCGGCGATATGGTGCGATCCGTGATCCGCAATATCGACGCTTTGGCGCCGATCCGCACCGTTCATGCCAGCCATTCCAAGCAAGTTCGGGCCGAGCCGGTCGCGGCTTTGTATGAACAGGGGCGGGTCTTTCATGTCCGCGGGCTTGCGGCGCTGGAGGATCAGATGTGCAAGATGACGACGCAAGGCTTCATGGGCAAAGGCTCGCCCGACCGGGTGGATGCGCTGGTTTGGGCGCTGACCGATCTGATCGTGGAGCCCGGAACGCGCTATGTTGCGCCGCAGGTGCGCACGCTGCGATAAACCTTTTGTAAAGGAATTGGTTTAGACCTGTTCAAACGAAAGGCGCCGCAGACGACGGCGCAAGGCACGGAAAAAGTTACAGATTTTGGCGGCCTTAGGGGTGCTGGACAGATCGATCCCCGGCAGGCGATGCCCGCCTGGGTCCGCGGAAACATTGCCATACGGCAAGGAGAGCTCGGCATGAAATTCGATTTTCTGAAGCGCGCACCTGCGCAGACGGCGGTCTCGCTGGCCAAAACCGGGTTTCAGAGCAATCCCATCGGGTTCCGCGCGGTTCGGCTGATTGCCGAAGCGGCGGCGGCCATTCCCTTGGTTCTGCAAGATGATGAGCGGCGCTATGACGTGCATCCGGTGCTGGAACTGATCCGGCGTCCGAACGGCGCGCAGGGCCGCGCCGAGCTGATGGAAGCGGTCTACGGGCACATGCTGCTAAGCGGAAACGCCTATCTGGAGGCGGTGCCGGGCCTTGAAAAACTGCCGGCAGAGGTTCACGTTTTGCGGTCTGACCGGATGAACGTGGTGCCGGGCGTGGACGGCTGGCCGATTGCCTATGAATACACCGTTTCGGGCCGCACGCACCGGTTTTCGATGGCGAATGGCGCGGCGCCGATCTGTCATCTGAAGAGTTTCCATCCGCAGGACGATCACTATGGCTTTAGCCCGCTGCAGGCGGCAGCGGTGGCGGTGGACGTGCATACGAGCGCCAGCTCCTGGTCAAAAGCACTGCTGGATAATGCGGCGCGGCCCTCGGGGGCGATCATCTACAAGGGCGCGGATGGCCAATCACAGCTGACCTCGGAGCAATATGACCGATTGTTGGGCGAGATGGAGGCGCATCATCAAGGCGCGCGCAATGCGGGGCGGCCGATGCTGCTGGAGGGCGGTCTGGATTGGAAGCCGATGGGTTTCAGCCCCTCGGATATGGAGTTTCAAAAGACCAAAGAGGCGGCGGCGCGCGAGATTGCGATCGCCTTTGGGGTGCCGCCGATGCTGATGGGGATACCGGGAGACGCCACCTATGCCAATTACCAGGAGGCGAACCGGGCGTTCTTTCGTCTGACCGTTCTGCCGCTGGTCACGCGGGTGACGGCAGGAATTTCGCATTGGCTGGCTGGGTTTACCGGCGAGGCGGTGGAGCTTCGTCCTGATCTGGACCAGATCCCTGCGCTGGCGGCGGAGCGCGATCAGCAATGGGTGCGCGTCGGCGCGGCCGATTTCCTGACTGCCGCCGAGAAGCGCACGATCCTGGGACTTCCGAAACTCTCGGAGGATGAATGACCGTTCGTAAGCCCGGGGAGGGGTCGCGGTTTTTGTATGACAGTTTCGATGCGGCCCATGCCCGGATCGAAGCGAATGAGCGCGTGGCCGAGGAACGCTGGGCCGCGCTGGAATTCAGGTTGAGCCAGATCGATGCCGCGCTGGAGCGGATGGAAAAACGGATCTGGCTGGGGGTTTACGGGGTGGCAGCCTTTTTGCTGACCCAAGGAGCCGAGGCGCTGATCAGAGCGGCGGGAAAGTGAGGAACGATGGACGGGCATAATTGGGCAGGACTTGAACACAAGTACAGCCAGACGGCGCGGGCCGAGGAGGCGGGGTTCACCGTCTCGGATGGCCAGGTAATATCGGGATATGCCTCGCTTTTCGGGCGCCGCGATCAGGGCGGCGACATCGTGCAGAAGGGCGCCTATGCGGGCAGCCTCAAGCGTCTGAGCGAGGGCGGGCGGCGGGTCAAGATGCTGTGGCAGCATGATCCAACTCAACCGATCGGCATCTGGGACGTGGTGCGCGAGGACGCCAAGGGCCTTTGGGTCAAGGGCCGGCTTTTGCCCGAGGTCGAAAAGGGCCGAGAGGCGGCGGCGCTGCTGGCGGCGGGGGCGATTGACGGGCTGTCGATCGGCTACCGGACCGTCAAGGCAGAACGCGACGGCAAGGGGCAGCGTCTGCTGCAGGAATTGGAGCTGTGGGAAGTGTCACTCGTGACCTTTCCGATGCTGCCCGAGGCGCGGGTCGGGTCGAAATCTGACCCGATGCAACAGGGCCTCAAGGATCTGGCGGATCTGTTCATTCAGGCCCGCGAGGAACTGGCCCGGCGCTAGCCGGGGCGGAAACACACGACCGATCACGGAGTAAATCGATGACCGAGAAAGAGGCTCGGGGCCCAGGCGGCATGCCTATGGCCCATGATCCGGGTGCGGAAGTGAAATCCGCCATGTCCGGATTTCTGCAAGAATTCAGTGCCTTTCGGGGCGAAGTGAAGCAATCCTTTCAACAACAGGAAGACCGGATGACCATGTTGGACCGCAAAACCACCACCTATGCACGCCCCGCGCTTCAGGCCTATGCCGAGCTGGAAGTGCCCCACAAAAAAGCCTTCAACGCCTATTTGCGTTCGGGCGATGATGATGGCCTACGCGGCCTGGTGCTTGAAGGCAAGGCCATGTCCACTGCCGTCGCCGCTGATGGCGGCTATCTGGTGGACCCTCAGACCGCCGATACTATCCGCTCCATGCTGATGGCGACTTCCTCGCTGCGCTCGGTTGCGGGTGTGGTCAATATCGATGCCGTCTCCTTTGACGTGCTGGTTGACCGCTCCGAAGTCGGCTCGGGCTGGGCGACCGAAGCGGTGGCCGCGACCGAGACCGCGACGCCGACC